ATGCATATGCACTTGGCCAAACAGAATAACGTGACTTGACCTTATGATAGCAAGCATCTTTCTTGCCTTCTTCTACAAACTCTTCCTTAACACCCTTTTTTTTATTTGCTTTTTTTGCTTCTATTTCTTTATCAATCATATCAAGACTCTTAAGTCCACCAGGCGTTTTGATTAGATCATAAGGTCTCAATTGACCTCCACCATAAGCACTTCCTTCTTCTAATTCTGATCTCCAGTTTGAATAAGATTCTTGAGTCACGTTTCTTGCCTTCCCTGTTCTGTTTGGATTTGGATCTTCTTTACGCTTTTTGCGTGCTCTTTTATTTCTCTCTTCCTTACTCATAGCAGCACGATCGTCTGCATCACGACAATATGGTTTAGTTTTTTGTCCTGGTTGTCTAGCACATGGTTTTCCATCATACTTACCACCTGCTTGAACCCAACCACCACCTTTGAACCAGTCACGGAGTGAATAACCTTTGTCCTTAGCAGACTTACCATCACGCTTTTCAGCAATGACTTCTTCATCCATCTTATCAACATAACCAGCAGCAGCATCAGTATCGTGTGCTGTATCAGTAATCTTTGCTTGCATCCAGGCAGGAATATCTTTTTCCTTTTTACCTAATGCTTTTCTCAACTTTTTGATATTTTCTGCTGACTTTTTGAGTTGGCTTTGCGCCATTGCAACTTCATGATCGCCACCTTTGGCTTCGTTCATTTTTCTACCCCGACAGTGTGCTCTCTGGGAGAATCCTTTTGGATTATCACAATCGATGGACTTTTTATACTTTGCGCTCCACGCCTCCGATACTCCTCCGCCATTAGAGCCCCCATCAGACCCCCCATTCCCATTTCCATCGCCATTTGAACCATTGCCGTTGCCATTCTTCTTCTTACCCTCAGATTCGTCTTTTTCTTCTTCTTTGCGAAGCCATCCACCACCACCAACATAATATCCCATAGGGATTCTCTTACACTTTTTGGAAGTGTAACAATAGTAATATCCTTTCTTACAGGATTTTTTCGCCATTACTTGGGAGTATCTTCTGTATTATTTAGAAAACCTTGTTTGAGTAGTTTTGATAACTCACTTGTAGATCCAACAAATAGAGCATTATTTGTAACACTACTTGGACCTTTTTGAGTGTTATCTTCTTCTAAGTCTTTTACTTTCTTTTGAAGATCTGCTAATTTATCAGTAGTATCTGCAACTGATTTAATTAACTGTCCAGCAACTTCATATGCTCTAGGACTTGCACTTTCACCTGCAAGTTCCATAATACCGTTGATTGCTTCTTGACCTTTTTCTATAAGAGAATATAAATTAGCACGAGTGTATTCATAATCTTTTTTTATATCATCTTTTTCCTGCTTTGGGGGAGCAGGTTTCATTGGTTTTGATTCAACAATGCTACTTTCAATATCAAGTGCGTTGTCAATGGACTCATAATTATCGCTCATGGTAATCAGATGTCAGTTTGTCTAGTTGGACTATAAGATTTTCCGTCCCCTAAGAACTGCCAACCTTCATCAAATCCAAAATCATCTCCAGGTTGTAAAAGGAGATGATCAGAATTATCAATCACACCATCATCATTTCTATCAACTTTTGATGTTGGTGTAGCCGTATAACGCATTTCACGTTTAGCAGTCTTACGATTAGTATCGCTATACATATCAACCTGAACCTTACGGATAAGTCCATCACTGCTGTCGGCAATATGACCGAATAGATATGTTTTTGCTGTAAATCTTAACGTATGAATAAGTGCTCTTCTTGTATCAAAGTTTCCCTCATAATCATCTTGGAAACTAATTGATTCAAGAATAATGGGAATATCTCTTTTTTCTCCAATTGATTCAACTAAATCAATAGTTAAATTAAAATGAGGTTGAAAATATGGTAAAATCTGTTCTAATATTTGTAGAGAATCATCATTAAGTTTAGATAAAACATTTAATTCAAATCCAATATTGTATGGAACAGGCATGAATACTTTCTTTACCTTACTTCCATCATCGCAAGTTTTAAATGTCTGTACTAAACTGGATTTTCTAGTTGAATCATAATCAATAGAAGACATTTCAAAAGACATTCTAGGCATTGTAATTTGAACTGCTTTGTTCAAATCTGCTTGTTGTGTAAGTCTTGCTAAAAACTTTTGACTGGGACCATATGCAAGTGGAACTTTTAACTCTCCCGCAGCATTACCTGCCTGATCAGTATGACGAACATGAATATCATTAAATAGCGTTCCAAACGCAATGATCGTCTTTCTAATTATTTCGTGATAATAATAATTTCCTAGCATTAAAATGTCCCAAATGGATTGGTTTCGGTGAAATCTAAGAGATTGTCTCCAAGAGTTTCAAATTCATCATTCTCGGTGTATTTATCATAAGTATCATCTGCAACATAAGATTTAGCAACCCAAGATGCTCCAGACTCTTTTCCAACAATTGTCTCTCCTGGATAGAAGTTAGGTGCTGTAGTAGCACCAATAGCAACATTTGCAACCTTCAAGATAGCAGTATCCTGATCCCATTCTTTAACCCTACCTTGAAGTTTAGAACGTGATCCTTCAACAATTTCATTGAATATGAAAGTTCCAATTCCAGACACTGTAGGACCTGCAATTTGCACAGTTGGTGAAGAACTATATCCTCTACCTGGATTATCAATGTAAATAAATTTCACAACATCATTACCCAAATAATCTTTTCCAATAGATGCAATACCAACTGCACCAGTTGAAATACCACTTGATGGTGGTTCAGCGATTGTAATTGTTGGTGCAGTGCTATATCCAACACCACCATCAAGAACATTAATTTTAATCACTCCAAGACCAGTAGTAACTATTGATGCTGTAGCAGCTGCTCCTACTCCACCACCTCCACTAATAGTAATTGTTGGTGCCACACTATATCCAGCACCAGCATTTGTAATATAAATTTGCTTAATAGAAGTTACTCCACCTACAGTTGTTAATATACCAACAGCTTCAGCATTATCTGAAGCAACACCTGTTGGTGATGATGTAATTCCAATTGTTGGTGCAGATGTATACCCAGAACCATCATTATTCAGATAAATTTTGTTAATATATCCACTATTAACTGTTCCTGCAGTAACTGAGGCAGCAGTTGCTGTTGATCCAGTTCCAATTAAATTTAAAGTTGTAATAAAACCTTCATCTTGAACTTGACTATCAATTACATTAATAGAAGTATCAATAACTTCATCTTCATATTCAAAGAGTTCACATTTTAGTTGATAAACATAATTTTTTCCTAACTGATAGAAAGGATCTTCATGCTCAACATATTTAATTTCAAATAAACGCTCACCGAGAGGGAAATATACTAAATCACCTTCTCTAGGTCTATTTTTAACAATATCACTATCGTCTATAACAGACAAAAATGGTGCAATAAATTCTTCAAATCTCTCCTTAGAAATTGTAAGTACAAGTTCATCTCTTACACTCACACCAAATTTTGTCAGGATATCTCCAGCACCTGAATATCCATCAAAATTATTTACATATGCTTCAATAGAAAAATTATCATCAAATTTAGAAGTTTGAACCTCTTCAAGAATAGTTTTTTTATTTACATATTTTCTAGGAATATATGTGACTTCAACACCATTAAATCTTAGGTGCTCATTAACCAAATTTTGAACCAATCTCTGTTCGGAAGAGGTTCCTTGTAAGAAAAAAGGATTAAGAGCCATTATCCAATAAAATCGAGGGGTGGTAATTCGAACTCAGACATCATTCTTGATCTGATATCTGCAAGTTCTGATTCTGCTTGTTGTAATATTTCTCCACCATTTAGTTCAAGTCCTCCAGGAAGTTTAACTCCTTTAAACTTACTAAGATTTCTTCCCCATTGCCTTTTAATTAAAGCAGTGAGGTATAGTTTCATAAAACTATCATTATAAATTTGAGTAAATGATTCCGGATCAAGTGCTCTGTAACACTCTAGGATAATAAATTCACCTGCAGACTGAGAACCCCAATCAATATCAAGATATAGTCTATCCTGTCTCTTATTAAATCTAATTTGCTTATCAGTAGTCAATAAATGATCAATATCTTCAAGGTATGATTTGACCATCGAATATTGTAGCAATTCAACCGAATTGAAATAATATAAGTCGTTTAAGAATAATTGATATTTAATACTAAACATTCCACCGGAAATAGAACTAGTATCAAATTTAAATATTTTTTCAATTCCAATTACAGAATCTGGAACTTGGATGTAGTTAGATGTTTCATAAAAACTAAAAGTAGTTGCCGTTCCAACTATTGAAGAAGTTCCTGTAGTGGTTACAATCCCTACACCATCAGTTCCTTTTGCTTCACCCCTTTTTACATCATCTTCAGTAATTTTATATTTGAGGTACATTTTTTCAACACCGTCAAAATGACGTTCATTGAAATATTGAATAGCATCATCAACTAAATCATCAATTTGGTCATCATCCACGTTGATTTCCAACACTGGAGCGCCAAGTTGACGTAAACAGTAATCAATCAATCCTTGTCTAGTTGATGGTTTAGCCATATTAACCTTCTAATTTTTCTTTAAGATTGGCGTTTTCTTCTAATAGTTCGTTATAATCTTGTGATAAAGTTGCTAACTTTGCTTCAAGTAGAACATTTTGATTTGTTATTGTTGCTAATCTAGAATTGTAAATTTTAATTAGGACATTCACGTCCACTTCAGATTGATTTTCCATGGTATATTAAAACGCACC